TCCAATTGCAGTTACTATGACAGCTATGCAATGGGCAATGATCACGGATGGTATTAGAGAGCTACCATTCAAAATTGCCGCACCACTACTACAGGAAGTTACTCGCCAACTAATGGAAGCAACTAAACCACAACAACCACCAGCTATAGAGTAATTGCCATGAGTTTACTTGGAATTATTCTAATTGTTCTACTAATAGTGTTGTTGTTTGGCGGATATGGTTATAACGCTGGATGGCACTCTAATTATCCCTATTTCGGTGGAGGAATAGGTGTAGTTGGAATAATCTTGATTATTCTACTTATACTATTGTTGGTTGGTAGAATATGAGTGAATCCCAAGGTAACTATGATCTAGCACTATCGCGAAAGGACCATGATATGTTCTTTCCGATAGTGTCATCTGATCAGAGTGTTATCTTTACTATTTGGGATTTCCTTGAAACTAACTGGGATTTGCGTGGAACTACTTGGGATCAAGAGTCAATACTAACTAATCGTGTCTATTCTATACTGCCAATTAATGGAGCGGATAAAGTTGCGCAGCAAATCAAGATTACACTCCTGGCGTTTCTAGGCGAATGGTTCTTGGATGTGACATTTGGTATGCCTTATCTAGAAGAAATCCTAGTAAAGAACCCGCATATGCCAAGTGTTGAAACTATCATTAGAGCGCATATCAATAACGTGCCGCATGTAATACTTATTGAATCGTTTGCTATGCAATTTAGTGCTGCCGCTAGAACACTATCAGTTGACTTTGTTGCACATACTGATTATGGACCTATCAAGGACTCTGTTAAATTGAATATGGCAACCAATGTCTGAATCAATTAATCCTGCTGATTATGGCGTATTACCTACAGGTTTTTCGCGGATGCGACTGCCTGAGATACGGCAGGCTATCATTGATTCATTACAGTCTAAAACACAACTTACGTTTGAAACTAGACCCGACTCTATTACTGGACAATTCATTGATGTATTCGCAGAAAGAGAAGCCGCAGTCTGGGAATTTGCGGAAGCTGTTTATCACGCTATGTATCCTATCTCTGCTTTTGGGGTTAACCTTGATCACTCAGTCGCGTTTGCCGGTGTAACTAGACTATTTGCGCAGAAGTCTATTTCATGGGTTAATTGTTATGGTGTGCAAGATACTATAATTCCTGGCGGTGCAATTGTAAGAGATACTACTAATCGTGACTATATACTACAGCAAAACGTTACGATAGATGCGAATGCTTGTGGTGATATCTGGTATAATGTTGACAATGCAACACTTGATCAAACCTACACAATAACACTAACCAAATCTGGCGAACCGATAATACATGCAAGTTATGTTTGTGCAACGGGGGATACTAACGTATTTATTGCACAACAACTTGGAACGCAATTACTTGTTGGTTCTGCTAACTATGTAATATCATATGATGGAGCTACCGTTAGAGCATATCGTTTGGATGGTTTGAATTTCAAAGCAACTAAATCTAACGGCATATCTGTTAATCAGTTGGGAACTACTGGATTAGTTGCAGCTATTAACTATGGACCAATGGAGATTGCTTCAAATACCATTACCACTATTATTACTACACAAGATGGATGGGACAGTGTTAACAATGTGGTGCGTGGACAATCAGGTAGATTTACTGAAACTGATGATCAACTAAGACTTCGCTATCCCGCTGGCGTTTATCGTCTTGGCGCAGCAACTATTGATGCTATTAAAGCTAATATAATTGAAACTGTAATGGGCTTGGTTAGTTGCGCAGTATATGAAAACGTTAAAGATGTAGTTGATGAAGATGGTAGACCGCCACATAGTATTGAAGTGGTAGCTTATGGTGGCGATCCTAATGCTATTGCCAATGAAATATTTAGATTGAAAGCTGCTGGAATTGATACTTTTGGAACAACCACAGTTACAGTAAGTGATGTTGGAGGATACCGCCACGATATCAATTTTAATAGACCATTGCCGATTTATGTTTGGGTAACTGCCCAAATAACCTTGTATGATGAAGAAACATTCCCAGCTAATGGCGATACCCAAATTGCCAATATTATAGTTGCAACTGGTAATACTTTTGAAGTTGGCAAAGATATATTGCATCAGAGATTTCATGGTCCGATCTATAGTCGAGTTAACGGTATTGCTAGTATCGTGATATCTACTGCGGTAACTTCTGATCCTACCGCAACTCCCGCGCCAGGAGCATACACCACCGGTAATAAAGTAATAGCAGTTAGAGAAGTTCCAAGATTTCTGTTTGAAAGAGTTACTGTATTGGTATCTAATGTATGAGTGATACACTAGGATTTCCGCATGATCATGCCGAAATTGCTTGGTCGCATTTCCTTGCGCAGCATATTGGCAAAATATTAACGGAAGCTTTTGTTAGATCGTTCTATCCTGCGCTTAATGTATTGGATAAAGCAGAAAATGACCTATATAGTCTTAGATGGCTGGATACTTCCATCGGCTTACAACTTGATGGCGTCGGAAGTATCGTTGGTATTGGCAGAGAAATACCTAACTCTGTCTATATCCCTTACTTCGGATTTGAATCACAAGCCGCAGGCAGACCATTTAATACATTTAGAATACGGAGGGAACGCGATCCATACGCGGAAAGTAGTTTCCTAGGTGATGTAGAATATCTTAAGTTAATCATTGCAAAAATTGCGGTAAACAATAGTCATGGCACTGCTAACGATATCATAACTTCAGTTAATGCTTTCTTGGGAGTAACTAGCACTGCGGTTTATGATATTAGCAATGCAAATGCTAGAATATTTATTAATGATTTGACTATAACACCTACTGATTATCGTGCAACTATTATTGATAAGATTATACCGCGTGCTGCTGGCGTGCAGATTTTTCCTTATGTATTCAATAGAAGTAAGACGTTTGGCTTTCTTAATCAGCAAATTTACTTTGGCTTTGGTATTGGTATACTTGCAAGAAGTGTTGCTTCTAACATTCCGATTGCCAGTGTATGGGATAGCGGGTTATCAGATTGGGATAATGGCACGAGTATCTGGGACTTGACGGGAGAACCCTAATGACTAGTCAAATTGATCCGACTAAACCGCCACATACTGAAGCTTTTACACAAGAAGTAAGGCAAAATTTTCAGTATGCTAAACAAGAAATCGAAGCATTGCAGTTGTTAGTGCAATCTATTATTGATGGTGGACAAGTTCCAATTCCAAGTGTAACTAATGGATTTCTTCTAGAAGATGGCTCTGGTCTATTGATTCTAGAAGATGGTTCTGGCTTCCTTGTGCAAGAGAGTTAATAATGCCTAACAAAAGATTTAGTGATCTAGTTGCTCCAAGCAGTTTAGGTTCTGTTTGGGTTCCAGGTTATGATTTAACTAGATCTCCTGGCGATCAAAACGTCAAGTTTAGCATGGCATCATTGATTGCTGCTAATGGTGGTAGTGGTGATGCGCCTGTAGTTACTAATGTTACTGGTATTGTTGTTGCTGTTGGCGATGCTGTAAATCTTCAACTACATACCCCATTACTAACCACTACTGATATTGCTATATTGGGATTGACTTTTAAGGCGCCTACAATTGGCGCGCCGCTTTATAGATTGCGGTTATATCAAGGCCCGGTCCCTTCTGATTTAGATGATTATAGTAATCTTCTATTTGATTCTGATCTTGTCGGATTGGGCGAGAATATTGGCGATGATATGGAAAAAACTTGGTCATATCCAATTACCATTTTTCTTTCGGCATCGTCAGGTAGTAATCAGCTTTGGGCACGTATCAATAACCGAGATTTCAATGTAGTAAAATTGTCTGCTCAAACTATAACTCTTGAGTTTGAAAGCGGGGCAGCAGAATTACCGGAGTATGTCGATCCGCCGCCTTATACTGGTCCATTAATGAATGAAGTATTTGTCGGTCCATCTCAGCAATTTTCCGAACCGAGATATGCATTATGCGCTTTAGCGGATGGTGGGACTATGCATATTGATAGTGGCATGTATTACTTGCCATTTGGTTTAACTTGGGATAGAAACGATGCAACAAAGAAATTTGATAGACGTTTTGGCTATAACCCAAATCATCCTGATGGAGCTTGTCGTTTTCAGCAAGGTATAACTATACTTGGGGCTGGAACCTATACAACTACGCCAACAATTTTTAATGGTCGTGGCGGTTATGGATTGAAACCTAATCACCCATCCAATCTACTGTATCGTAATGGATTTGTTAGGACTGAATCTCCATTAAACATTAGTGGTATTCGTTTTATTTACTGTGGAGGCTTAGATTGTAATAGTGATGGGGAAGCAGCAATCTACGTGCTCAATGGTGATACTACTAAACCAGTGATTATCAATATTGATCGTTGTGCATTTGATGCTAATGAAAATGGTATCTTTACGCAATACTGGTATGGTCGAGGTCATCCTGGCGAGACTGATATTTCTAATGCCACTGGTAATTGCCGAACAGTTACGGTGAATATTACCAATTCTGATTTTGGTTTTATTTGGCCGAATGGATATGCTGGTGATGGATTTGGTCATGACTTTTATATAAACTGTATGACTCTTAATATAGATCATTGTCATCATTATTGCACAGTAGAAAACTGGGCTTCATGGAACTTGTGCCCGCCTTTACGCTCCTTTAACAATTCTATAAGCGAGCAGGCTGGTAATACTCTAATTATTCCAATTACTTCGGGCAATCTGCTGAAGGGTCGTTGTCGTTATATGAACGTCAGCAATGGTTATATGCGATCACAAGCAGGCAAATGGATTGATAGACCAGAGGGTGGTAGCCTTCATGTAACCAACTGCGACTTTGTTACCTTGGAAGTTTCGACCACTGTGGTCCTGGCATACAATACAGAAAACGGAACCTATCAACAACCAACTGAAAATCCAATATTCCAGAATTGTCGTTTTTATATGGGGCGAACTGAAGGTTTCGGTAATATCTTTTGGATTGGTGGTGATCCTGGTCAACCTTTAAGGCAATGGGATTTCTCTGATCCAACTAATCAGTTGATTTTTCTTAATTCAAGCGCCTGTTTCGTGATCAATCGAACCAGTTCGCAATTTGCGCAGGATGCCTCTGCCTTTGTTGGATTTGTAGGGCAGTATGAAATAGGTCCAGATGGTAATATGGTTGCGGGCACAGTTGGAACTAAAGCCTATCCACCGAATGCCCCGCCACCAGCTTCGCTCCTGCCAGGAGAAACTGTGGATGAAAACCTCAAGCCCTTTACTCCGCCATAAAGGAAACTGACATGGCAAATAAAACTTTATCTAGTGGTGCAACAGTTGCTTTCAAGGGATCATTGTTGATACCTGCTGTTGATACTACTTTACCTATAGCTAACCAGAATGTTAATTTACTTGGCTCATCGCTTCCTTCTGGAACTGGTGGCGGTGCAACTAAAGTTGATGATCTAACAGATGCATCCGATCTAACTGGAGCGCCCTATAGCTTTGTTGGCTTTGATGCTTCGGCTCAGCCTGCTGTTATTATGCAGCCAGTTGCTAATACGCTGACTGGTTATAATAGTAGTGGCGTGCCATTAGCCTATAATAGATTGGCGGCGTTGACGTTGCTTGGTTTGGATAAAGATCAGTTGGTAACTAATATAAATCCAGTTACCAATGGAACTGTTTTCGTTTCGGCTAATTTACCAGAACAATTTACTATTACCTCAATGGATGCGACAGTTAGTGGAGGAACCTTCAATGCTACAGTGAACATTGGCGCTACTGCGGTAACTGGACTCAGTGCAATTGCCGTTAGCACTATGAAGAATACCAAAGCAACTGCGGCAAATGTTGCTGCTAAAGGCAGCACCATTACTGTTGTTTGTTCTGGTGTAACTGGCTCTCCAACTAATGCCGTCGTTCAACTTAACGTAACTAGGAGTTAGAGTATGAGCAATCCCACAATCCTTTCTGCCCAGACCGCATTGACCGCAATCAATGCTTTGTGCAATAGTGGAACGCTAACAATTTATTCTGGCACAATGCCTGCTACGCCAGAAACTGCTGTTGGTGCTGGTGTTCCATTGGCCACTTGGACATTTACCGCAACCGCATTTGCCGCGCCAGGAAGCACACTTGTTAGTGGTCATATTGAAGCAACTGCAAACTTTGCTGCCACTTCAGTAACACCATTGAATAATGGAACCGGAGCATGGGCCAGAAGTTGGAAATCTGATGGCACA